CCTTAATGCCTTGTTTGGGCTTGAATATGATCGTTATGATCGTGAATTCGAGGAAATTTTCGATACAGAATCTTCAGACCGAGCGTTTGAAGAGGAAGTAATGCTTTCTGGTTTCGGCACTGCGCCGGTTAAAGCCGAAGGTAGTGCGATTTCATTTGATGACGCGCAGGAAACCTACACTGCACGTTATACGATGGAAACCATCGCTCTTGCTTTCAGCATTACTGAGGAAGCTATCGAAGACAATTTGTATGATCGATTGGCCTCACGCTATACAAAAGCGTTGGCACGATCCATGTCGCAAACCAAGCAGATTCGGGGTGCTACGATCCTGAATAATGCGTTTTCTACCAGTTCACCGATTGGTGACGGTGCGGCGCTTTGTTCTTCAGCACATCCCTCTCTGAGTGGTAATCAACGTAATCAGCTTTCCACCGCTGCGGATCTTAATGAAACCGCACTGGAGCAAATGCTGATCGATATTGCTGGCATGACGGATGAACGCGGCCTCAAGGTTGCGGTTCGCGGTATGAAGTTAATCATACCAAAAGAACTGCAATTCATTGCAGAGCGTGTTCTTAACTCTAATCTTCGTCCTGGCACTGCGGACAATGATACGAACGCAGTCAAATCAATGGGTATGGTTCCCGATGGGGCAGTGGTTAACCACTTTCTCACGGATACGGATGCCTATTTTGTCAAGACGGACGCACCGAACGGCTTCAAGCTGTTCAACCGTACGCCGGTTAAAACGGCTATGGAAGGTGATTTCGATACGGGCAACATGCGTTTCAAAGCTCGTGAGAGATACGCTTTTGGTGTGTCAGATTGGCGTTGCGTCTTTGGTACTGCGGGGGCTGCATAAGCCAACGGAGCTTCCATAGAAGCGAAGCACAGGGAAGGGCGGCATTGCTGCCCTTTTCTTTTTCCGTTATATTTTTGTTTCTGGGAAAACAGCCCTAGCGACCGACCCAGCGGACGCTTACGAAGACTCTAGGGCCAACCCTTTCGTAAGGAGGTATTTAAGTGGCACAGACTACTTTTTCCGGTCCCGTTCGATCTTTAGGTGGGTTCATCAGTGCTGGTTCAACTAGCGTTGTTAGCCTCACAGCGGACACCACACTCACAGTGGCGTCACACGCAGGAAAACTGCTACTAACTAATGACGCCGATGGTAAATTCACATTACCCTCGATTGTCACCACTACGCCGGGTGATCCTACTGACCCCGGACAACTCAATAATCTTGGTGCGACTTTCACCTTTTTAGTGATAACGGCAGCTACCGATATGGACATTTTGACTGACGGAACCGATAAGTTCGTTGGCGGTTTGTATTTAGGTAAAAGTGACGCGGCGGGCAAAACCTTTATGTCCGGCGGTTCTAACGATGTCATTACGTTGAATGGTACAACGAAAGGCGGAATCGTTGGGTCCGTTATCACGTGTTACGCAGCCGCTAGTGCAAAATACGTTGTAAGCGGCACGGTGCTTGCTTCGGGTACGGTCGTTACTCCATTTGCTGACGCATAAAGGGGGTAGTTTATGGCTGGTTCTGATGTAACGGCCTATAACTGGGCACAGGGAACGACTGCGGCTATTGTTGGTCCGGCTCGTTCTCGTGTTCGACAGGTAGTGATATATGCAGACGCCGCCGGAGCTTTTACGTTTAAGAACGGAGGTTCTGGTGGTGCCACGATATTGACCCAAACATTTCCTACGGGAATTCATCATTTGAATATACCGGGGGATGGGGTTTTAGCTACCGAGGGCGTTTATATAAGTGCATTTACTGGAAGCAGTAATCAACTAACTATTTTCTTGTCTTAGGGGGTACTGATGCCACAGGTGGGGAAAAAGCACTTTGCGTATAGCGCGAAGGGTAAAGCCGCCGCAAAGCGGGAAGCCAAAAAAAAGGGCTTGAAGGTAAAATACGCTATGGGTGGTGGCGCGATACATAAACCTCGAAGCTATATGGGCGGGGGGAAGGTGCATTCTTGCGCTGTAAACTTAGGTATGGGCGCACCACAGGGGCGAAAAAGAAGATAAATGGCAACTTCTGGTTCAACTAATTTTGAACCCGATGTAGTCGAATACGTCGAAGAGGCGTTTGAACGTTGTGGGTTAGAGGTTCGTACTGGATACGATTTGAAAACGGCACGACGTTCAATAAACCTCATGCTGGCGGATTGGGCAAACCGGGGTTTAAATCAATGGACGATTGAAGAAACGTCGATCACTTTGGCTGCGGATATTGGTAATTATCCTGGGGGCACTCTCACTATGACGGTGGGCGCTTCGGGTAGTTTTTCTGTAGCAGAAACGATCACGGGTTCTAGTAGTGCGGCTACTGCGTCGATCACTAGTTTGCCTTCGGCCACTTCTATGGCGATCACTATTCCTACCGGGACGTTTACCAGTGGAGAAACGTTAACGGGAGGCACTAGTGGAGCAACGACTACGCTATCGGCGGCAGTGGACTTCTCTAGTGTCCGAAATACGGTGGATTTGTTGTCTGCTGTGGTGACACGAGACGAAACGGATTACGGCATTGGGCGGTTAAGTCGCGATGAGTTTTTGAATATTCCGAAAAAATCTCAAACGGGGCGACCTTCCCAGTTTTTCTTGGATCGACAAATTACGCCGGTTCTTAAAGTGTGGCCGGTGCCAGATAAAAGCACGGACATTGTAAAGTTTGATCGATTGGTTCGTATTGACGATGCCGATGATTACACGAATACGATGGGTGTACCGTTCCGTTTTTACCCCTGTTTTGCCGCTGGATTAGCGTATTACTTGTCTATAAAACGGGCACCAGAACGCGTGACGCTCTTAAAAGCGATGTACGAGGAAGAATTTACTCGTGCTATGACGGAGGACCGAGATAAAGCGTCATTTAGCATTACGCCGGGTCTAAGCTACGGGAGGATTTAATGGCTAAATATGCGGTAGGAAAAAATGCTCTAGGCATTTCAGATCGCTCCGGTGTCGCCTACCGTTTAAACGACATGAAGCGTGAGTGGACGGGTGCGTTAGTTGGTCCTGATGAGTGGGAAGAAAAGCAACCGCAATTACGTGTTCGACGTACTTTGGCCGAGGCACAAGCCCTAAAAAACCCTAGACCGGATAAACCGGAAGCCCTGACGGTGCCTCTTGGTATCCCAACGGTTGAAACAGACTATGTGCCTGTGATTGGCGTAGGCCAGACGGGACAACTGACGGTTACAACAACATGAGTTTCACTTATTCCAGCTTAAAAACGGCTATCCAGAATTACACTGAAAACGACGAAACTACGTTTACTAGTAATCTGGATAACTTTATAAAAAATGCAGAGGAGCTGATTTTAAAAAACGTCCAGCTCACGGAGTTCCGTAAAAACAGTACGGGCACCATGACCTCCTCTAATCAGTATTTAGGTTCTCCTTCTGATTTTTTGGCACCGTTTTCTTTGTCGTTTACGTCCAGCAGTATCAAAACGTTTTTAGAACTAAAAGACGTAAACTTTATACAGACGTTCAATCCTAATTCTAGTACTACGGGTTCTCCGCGTTACTACGCCTTATTTGATACAGATAACTTTTTAATCGGCCCTACTCCAGATAGTAACTATTCAGTAGAGCTACATTATTATTACCGGCCCGCTAGTCTTACGGCGGCAGGGGACAGCGGGACCACCTGGTTAAGCACTAATGCGCCCGTTACGCTTCTATACGGATCTCTTATAGAAGCCTATACTTTTATGAAAGGTGAGCCGCAGTTACTGATGGATTATCAGAAACGTTTTATGGAGTCTTTGTCTGGGTTGAAATCGTTTGGGGAAGCAAAAGAAGTTACGGATGGGTAGCGCACCGGTCTTGTGCTAAGAGAAAAACGCTGATGCCGAGTTTAGAAAACAAGCACGTCGCGATTTTAGGGCTAGGCCAAAGCCAATTGGATTACCACCTGTCTTTGACGCATAGCCAAGAGTATGACGAAGTGTGGGCAATCAATGCGATGTGCGCGGTAGTGCAGCCGGATCGTGTGTTTATGATGGACCCTGCTTCGCGATTTTTTGATAGTGAAGACGCAGGCGGACAGACGGAAGTAATGCGAAAGGTATTACCGAAACTTACGTGTCCGGTTTATTCCTGTGAGTTGGATGAACGGGTTCCCGCTATAGAGCCATATCCATTAGCAAAAGTCGTTCAAGACTTGGGGTGTGGCTATTTTAATAACACCGTGTCTTATGCAATTGCATTTGCGTTGTGGAGCAAGGTGAAGCGTTTGAGTGTATTTGGCGTGGACTTTACCTACACGACCAATATGCATTATGCCGAGTTGGGTCGAGCGTGTTGTGAGTTCTGGTTAGCGCGATGCATGTCTGCCGGAATGGAAGTGGCGGTGGCTCCGCGTTCACCATTGCTGGATACCAATGTGACGGAGAAGAACAAATTGTATGGCTATCACCGGCTGGATAACCCGCCTGTGGTGTATGCAAAAGGGGGAGAATTAAAGGTGACGGCTTTCTCTAATATTGAGCAAGAAGAGGAAGTGGTCGTTTCTATTTATGGGCGTGAGGATGGAGTTCCCGTGACACGCCCCGTAGAGCCAACAGGTTATTAATGTTTCAAGTTAATGTAGATACGTCGATTGGAAATCTGGGAGTTCAGACTACTAATTATAGAGGTCATACCCCGGAGGAACTGGCAAAAATGGCGGCGGATAGGATCGTCAGCATTAGCGATGACGCACCGGAACCGATACGCCAGCAGGCGCATGCGTTCAAAGATTACATGGAATCGTTATTAACTGGATATATGCAGAAGGCCGTGGAAGGGCATGTCTGCACTATTTGTAATGCACTCGAAAAGCAAGGCCATCGTGATCTGGCCGAAATTATTAGGAGACTCTAATGGCAATCACACAGGCAATGTGTACCAGCTTCAAGAAAGAACTTTTAGAAGCCAAGCACAACTTCTTAGCGACAGGTGGCAACACCTTTAATTTAGCTCTGTACACCAGTTCTGCAACGATGAGTGCGGCGACGACGGCGTATAGCACCGCGCAGGAAGCGTCGGGTACGAACTACACCGCAAAGGGCGCATCTTTAACACGGGTGAATCCAACGACCTCTGGAACCACGGCGTTTACCGACTTTTCTGATTTAACTTTCGGGACAGCAACCATCACAGCACGCGGATGTATGATTTTTAACGACTCGGCTTCGGGTGATCCGGCGGTCGCGGTTTTTGATTTTGGCGCGGATAAAACCAGTACAGCGGGTAGTTTTACCATCACCTTCCCTACTGCTGACGCCAGCAACGCAGTAATACGAATTGCCTAGTCGATGGCAAATGTCACAGGTTGGGGACGTGGTGCGTGGGGATCTGGCGCTTGGAGCGAAGAAGATCCGATTGCGCTTACAGGATTGGCGGGAACGTCTGCGCTCGGATCGCTCTCTGTCTCATGTAATGCCGAAGTTTCGGTCACAGGTCTTGCAGGCACAGGAGCGGTTGGAACCCTGGTTGCAACGGGTATTGCCAATGTTTCGGTCACGGGTCTCGCAAGCTCAAGCGCAGTTAGCTCAGTCACCGTTACGGGAGAAGCTAATCTCTCGGTTACAGGGCTGGCTGGAACGTCTGCGCTCGGCACGGTACTCGCCGCAGGATTCGCCATCACCGGAGTCAGCGGAACCGCGTCCACGGTCGCCTTGGGTGACGAAACCGTTACCGGAGATGCGAACGTTTATCCGACCACAGTGGCAGGAACCGCGGCGGTTGGCACCCTTGCTACGCGCACTGAAAACATCTTCCCCGTTACCGGAGTTTCGTCCACCGCAGTGGTGGGGACCGTTACAGGTACGGGTGCAGCGACAGCTTTGGTTACGGGGGTTAGCGGAACCGGAGAAATCTCACAGATCTTGGTCTGGGGAGAGGTAGATGATACACAAGATCCAGATTGGAGTACGATTTCTGATAGCCAAAGCCCCTCTTGGTCAGGGGTTAATGACACACAAAACCCAGATTGGAAAGAGGTAGCGTAAATGGCGACATATGTTAATGACCTACGATTAAAAGAAATCGCTAC